GAGCCCGGGAGGTCATCGCCGCCCTTAGCATGGGGCGCCAAGGTGTCGCCGGAATTCCGCGCCAAGGTTCGCGCGATTTCGACGCGCCTTGGTTGCGCTCCCGACGATCTTATGTCGTGCGTGGCATGGGAAAGCGGTCGGTCATTTTCCCCGTCGAAAAAGAACCTCGCGGGCTCGGGCGCCACCGGCCTCATTCAATTCATGCCGTCGACCGCAGTTGACCTAGGAACGTCGGTTGGTTCACTTGCGGCACTAACAGCCGAGCAACAGCTTGATTGGGTCGAGAAATACTTTCAGCCCTATAAGGGCAAGCTCGCCACGCTCGCCGACCTTTACATGGCGATCCTGTGGCCGGCCGGCGTCGGCAAACCCATGGAATACGTGCTGTGGAACAAGGCCACTCGCCCGACGACTTATCGGCAAAATGCCGGCTTCGACGTCAACCATGATGGCGCGATCACAAAAGCGGAATGTGCCGCCAAGCTCTATGCGATGAAAGCGGAAGGGCTGTTACCAAGGAATGTTGCGTAATGTGGAAATCGTTCTTCGAGCGTATCTTATCTCCCCAAACGGCACGATTCATTCTCGCGTTGCTCGCGCTCGGGTGCGCCACCTATGGCGCGAATAAGCTCCTAGCGGGAAAAGGTACCGAAGCCAGCCAGGCAGCGGTGTTCGCGGTCGGACAGCTTTTCGGGCTCGCCACGCTGGCATTCGGATATTATTTCGGATCAACGGCAAAACGGGATGACGAAACGCCAACAGTGAAAATCGACCAGCCGCCGAATGAGCCGGTGCCGGTCGATACGGGAGAAAACAAATGACAATGCCGCCATTTCTCGCGAAATATGGAATTTACATTGGGCTCGCACTTGTCGTCGCGGCCGTGCTTGTGCTCACCTATTGCGAAGGGCACAAAGCCGGCAAATCCGGTGAAGTCGTCCAGGAGCAAAAGCGGACCATCCAGACGCAACAGGAAGTCGGATCCGCCAACGAAAATGCCGCCGCCGCTCGGGTATCCGATGCAACCACGGCCGCGCAGCAGGAAAGGGAATTGAAAGATGCGCTCGATGCTACGAACGATCCTAGTCGCCAGCGTGTGTTGCGCGGCTGTCTCATCATGCGCCAGCAGGGTAGAGACACAAAAAACATTCCCGCCTGTCGCTGACATTCAACCGGCGGTCGAACCCGCCTATCCGGAAGCGGCTCTTCAGCCCGGCGATGCCGGCGAAGCGGCCGAAAAAGCGTGGTGGAATTCGGTCCTGATTTGGGGACGCGGTGAGCACTCGAAAGTGGTTCGGGTATGTAATTGGGCTCGGGATTTGAAGATGCCGCTGCCGGCCGACTACTGCGGTCCCTGACGTCCATAGTGAGCGATTAGCAGCGCTTCGGCGCGGCCGTCATCCTTTACCCGGGTGAGTCGACTCTCCACGCTCGGGTAAAGCGCGATGGCTTTTTCACGGCTGGCGCCCTTGCTCGAATTCAAGAGCCCGAGCTTCCCTTTCCACTGTGCCGGCGTCGTGAATCGGATGGCCGGCCGTGGTCGGATGGCGAGCGCGATCGCATGGACAAAGCCAAGGGTACGACCGAATTTGAACATGCTCGATACGCCTTGGCCCGGCCGGGCGGCGACGTCCTCGATGACGACGTTCTCCACACCCGCGAAAATAAGGGCGTTGCTCCAAGACGTTTGCCAATCCGCATAGGCCGGCACGTCTTTGTTGCGCAGCTTCACGCGGGGGACGTCGAAGAATTCCACAGTGTTATCCCCATAGAGGATCGCGAGCGCGCCCGTCTTGCCCGGATCGATGCCGGCAAAGCTAGAATGGGCAGTCGTCATCGTTCGTCACCTTTGGTTTGAGGAACGGCCGCAACCACTCGGGCGGCTCGTAAAAGGGGATACCGGAAAGCTCGGCCGATTTCTTCGTTTTCGGCTCGGGCTCGTTAATTCCCAATTGTAGAAAAAGGTAAGCTTGCCGGGTAAGACTGTTTTGTTCGCCTTTTTGGCGACGATTTCGAGCAACGCGTTCGTTGCGCTCAACGACATTTTCCGTTTTCGTCTGTCCGGCCAGGTGTTCCACGCATAGGGTATTAGGTCCGCACGGGCAATTATGACCCGCCTCATTAGGGCCAAGCTCGATGCCGTGGATATGTACCGCAGCCCATCGGTGCGCCTTCCATGGTCCCGCATCCCAAAACGCGCCGTAGCGTGCTGAATTGCCCTGCCCGGCCGTGGTTCCCCCCGTCCATACAACACAGCCTGTAGCAGCGTCGAATTTGCATTTCTCGGCGAAGCGTTGGATTGCCGGCTTTGTACCTCGATTTTTCGCGTTTTGATTTCCCTTAGCGGCGCCCATTATTTCCGATACCTCAACATGCTCTCAACTTCAGCTTTGATCCGCAATTTTCGCTCGATCGCCCACGGCTCGATATCTTCCATTATTTGCTTCACCGTGACGACCAAATCCGGCCGGTCGAATTCCTCAAAAACTAGCTCGTCATGAACCTTGAAAATTGTATAGAGCCCGGCCGATTCCGCGCGCTTCATCGCACCCATTATCAGGTCGCGGGAAAGCCCCTGAATGCAGTCAGCCGTAAGCATCCCGTGCCATGCCTGATGCCGGCGAAATTTCTTCCCTTGGTAGCTCATGAAAGTCCACGACGGACGTTCATTGCCTTCAAAGTCGTAGGTGGTACCTTTGCGCGGCCGGTGGTAGTGAAGCTTCCGTCCGCTCGGGAGCCGCATTGTCAGAAAATCGCCTTCCTTCCGGAATTCAATTCCCGCGTAGCTGTACGTCTTCGCATGATCGCACCAAACGGCCGCAACGCTGGCTTCCCATAGCCCGTACCAAAATTTCGGGACGGCCGGTGCAAATTCCTTGCGGTACGTTGTCACCGCGAGCTTTGCCAGGTCGATCGAATCCTTTGGACAGAAGCGTGCCCGGAAGCCAACCGGCCCGAGCCCGTACCCGTTGCCCATCACGCAGTTTTTGCCAACTTGCCGTTCAAGTTTATTGTCGAATTTGTTAATTGGTTTGCGGTAAATCAGTGATGCCATTTCCGCGTAAGCATCGTGCCCGCTGTGGAGCATTTCGGCCTTGTCGTGCTGTCCCGCCATAGACAGGAGATTTTTCGCTTCCACCTGTGCCAAATCGCCGGCAACCAGGATCTTGCCCTTCTCGGGGATGATGCACGATCGCAGCGATGATATAACGGCTGTGAAAATGTCGTCGCCCCAAAGCTCCCGAATTGTCGGAAGGTCGCGCGTTAGGATCGCGTCGGCGAGCGCATCCGCAGTCAGCCCTTGTCGCTCGCTGATTTCGCCACGAGGGTAATTCTGAATCTGGATGAGCCGGCCGGCGTCCCTTCCGGTTCTCGCGCCATGGTACTGTGTCGAGTAGCGCACGCGGCCGTCGTAGTCGCTGGCGCATTCCAGCATCCGGCGCAGCTTCGAAACGCTCGATGAAGCGAGCGATCGGCGCAGCGTCAAAACTTCGTGGATATGGTAAGGCAACGGCTCATCGAGCGCGTCAATTCCAAATTCGTCATCCGGGTCTAGGATCGCGTCGAGCGTGGCCTTTTTCATATCGCCAAGCGCGATGCCTTGGTCATTCACCCAATTGAGCACTTTTTCGCGTTGTGTCGGCCGCAGTCCGGTCAATTCCTTGAACCGTGCGGTCATCGGAACGCGCACTTGGTCTAGGACGTCGATCGACGCGTTGACAAATTCCTTGTCAATTTTAATGCCACGCTGATTGATATGCTGATCGAGCACCCAGGTTTCCCGTTCGGACGGCCCGAGCCCCATTGTCGAAACATAAACACCGTACTGCGCTTCGGTATCACCGGCACAATAGGTCTTCAGTCGGTCCACGTTGAAATCGTTGTGCTGCGACCAGCCGCCGATGCGGTCGGGCTTGCACATGACCATCATCAACCGGTGCCCTTCCATATCCTTCTTCACGGGCAATTCCAGCGCCGTTACCAGCGCATCGAGCCCGAGCGGCAAAGCTTTCATGCCGGCGACGGCCATGGTGTCGTGCCAGCGCTCGGGCGGCAATTCCGGATAGCCCATCGGGACCATGTGGAATTTCCACATACCTTGTTCGAAGCTGGCATTATGCGCGACGAAAATTACCGTGGGATCATTCGCCAAATCCATAAGCTCGGGATCGCGGGCGTTAAGCTGGCGCTCCGACAAAACCCGCGACGGTGCCGGCCGGCCATCGGTGACAACCTTCAGCGACAGGCAAAGAACGAACGTCGTCATATCTTGCGCGTATTTCCACGCGCCTTGCTTCTGCAAGTCGCACCGCGAGGCGGTTTCGAAATCGGCGACGACGTATCGAGTCATTAAGTGCTCGGTTCGTCTTTGAACCAGCAAAAGCGCTCGCGGGGCCAATGGATATAATGGTGCTCGTCAGTGTCCACGTCGTTGAAGCGGCTGATTACCAGGACGGTATTTCCCGCCGTCCAAAAAACCGACTTCACGCGGTTGTAGATGATTTGCACGGTGCTATCGTCACGATAGAGCGTAACCGTGCGGTCCCTTTTCTCGATCATAAATCGTACTCCTGTTCTTTCGTCACCACCGCAGCAATCGCAGCGTCCCGGGCTTGCCGGTAGGCGTTCGAGTCATTCCGGATATTCCGGTATGTGTCGAACACCGCATGGTTGAGTGCACGCGGCACCCGGCGCCAATGCGGCCAGCACATAAGCTGCCCATCCTTGGCCGGTCGCTCGCAATCCGGAATGGCGCAAAGGTGGCTCATGGTTGAAATACAAAGATTTGCGAATTTCTCATGGACCGCCGGTAAATAAGGATTTCAAATTTCACGGGCTCACTGGATAAGTTAGGTATCGAAGCTGCGAATTCCGTTTTGGGTATCGGAGACATTTCGAGAAAATCACCACCCTGAAATTCCAATTTTTTACCGTCATACGGACCACCGGATAGCGTAATCATAAATCGTACTCCGATTTCGCAGCTTCGATTTTCTTCAGGCAATCGTTGCCGTGCACGACGGGCAGCGGTCCAATCCAGCCCCACACAGGATCGCGGAAGTGCCAGCGGCCGTCATGCCACGCCGCGATACTCGGCTCGCACCATTCGCGCGCCTGAAGCGCCTGGCAGGGCGTCCAGACGACATAACGGCCGGGCTCGGGTGGATCGCCGACTTGGATTTGAAGGTTCATTTGATCGGCCAGCGAAAATACATTCCGCATTTCCGGCAAAACGCTGATGGCTTCCTCAAATCATCCGAGCCGAGTATTCGCACAGAATCATTAAAAAATTGCTGGCGATGCCGGATGAGGCACCAAATCGCTTTCCAACGCAGCATGGTTTTCGCTCCCTACGAAAAGGTGGCCGACTATTATCCCGGTCGGCCAGCGGTCCCGAGCAGGGGTAACTTACCAGGCGGGAGCTTCGCCAGCCGCAGTACCGGCCGCTTCTTCGACAGTCGGGGCAAGCGCGGTCGGATCGACGTCCGAATAGCCCGCGTAGGCGCCGAAGACTTCGTTATTGTCCGGCCCGCCGGCACCGGCAATTTTCTCACCCTTGCGGATGAACATGCAATTCTGAAGGTAGGCGGTAACGCCATCCTTCGCATCGAGCGTCTTTCGACGGAATGCCTTGAACGCCACGGCCGGAACAACGTAGGCGCCGGGGTAGAACAAATCCTTGCCGGCTTGTGCGCGGGCGTGCTCTTCGGCGGGGATATCGATAATTTTGCCGCCTTCAAGACGCGCAAGCTCGATATCGTACTGCGATGAGGCGGTGAGGATGCCGGCGAACGGTGCATAGAGCGCCGCACGCTTTTCAGCCTTTTCCTTGATTTTGAATGCCTCATCGGGCGACTTGCCCTGGGCGTCCAATTCCGCTTTCGCGATCGCTCGCTTGCCGGCGGTAATGCCGCTCATCGCTGCAAGATAATATTCGCCGGGATTACCCGAGAACGAACCAAGCTCCGACTTGATGCCGTCGACCATGATCCCCACAATCTTGTCGAAATCTTCCTTTTCGAGCCCGAAAGTGCCCGAGAATTTCGGCGTTGCGTTCTGAACATTGCGCGGTGCCGACTTCGCGGTGATCGATGAGTAGAGCAAGCGCGCCGGCTTGATAAGGGTGTAGCGAATTGTCTCTGCCATGGTTACTTCCTTTGTGCCCCTTCGTGGTTTTTATGCTCCCGGCCGAAGCGGGGGCTCTGCCTCGGCCGGGAAAGTCGAATGAGCCCTTAATCCGCCGCAAAGTCAAGCAACAGATTTGGCCCGGTGTCCCATTTAGAAACCCATCTGTTCGGGCGTCTGCGCGTGGCCTTTGAAGATTTCAGCGTTCGTCTTCGGCTTCGCTTCGGGTCGAGGATCCGACAGAGGCGCGACGGACAGACCGGCCGATTCCGGTTTGTACCCGTACTCCAATGCCAATTCCTTGCCACGGCTCGAAAGCTTCTCGATTTGCGCAGGGCTTTTGACTTCCGGCACTGTGAAAGCTTTTTCACCGAATGCAGCTTGCAGCGCCGCCGCAGCGCCGGGCTTCCAGACCCGATTGACTTTCTTTTCGACCAGCTTGGCGCTTGAAATTTTCGAGCCGCCGACAAGCCGGTGGTGAACCGTGGTTTCCAGCGCCTTCATGAACCGACGCGCTTGCTCGCGCATTCCATAGTAGCGGTTAAGGTCATCATCCGTAAGCATGGCGATAAATTCCTCTTCAGCTTCGGCATAGGCGATGAACGCCTTTTGCATGGTTGGGCATTCCAACAGAACCGGACAAAACTGGCACCACTCGCCAGGATTGAAATCGTCTTCGGTTTCGTCTTCCCGCACGTTGTACGATGGCATTTCGTAAAGCTCTTTCATGCGGGGGAGCAATTCGTTCGTTCCCCAATCGAGCACAAAGCCGACGTTGGTTTCCCAAACGTCGGGCGCTTCGAACATGCCGTAGAAATTTGGTTGAACGATCCCGAGCGACACCGGCATTTCTCGCGGCAATGTGTGCCCTTCGGAAAGAATTTTCAGCACCATGAGGTAGCCGTAGTAAAGTAACTGTTTGTTGCCCGGCGCTGAAACCCCGATGCCTTCACCGTTCTTATAGTCGCGCAGGAAAATACCGTCACCCATTGACCAAAAGCCGAAGTCAACGGTGCCGCGCAACAGCGGGTGAATTTCGGGAAGCTGGATGGTATCTTCCAAGAGCATGTGCCCTTGCTCGGTGCGACGGGCGAGAATACCCATGCACTCGGAAAAATAAATCTGTACGGCGTCCAGTGAAATGCCACCGGGCCAGCCCGCCAGATATCCGTTGAATTCCTCGCCGAGAAATTCGTAGGGCTCCGCTCCCGTGGCGATGGCTTTTGCACCTAACTCATGCGCGCCGGTCCCGAGTTTTGCGTACTCGCTTTCGATATTTTCTAGCTCGTCCGCCTCGATCAATTCCCGCTGCAACAGAAACGATCCGTCGCAATTCATGAAACGATGGGCAGCGCTACCGCCTAGCGGTGAATGCTCTAGCTCGATCATTGCTCATTCTCCATCGCAATGAGCGTTTCGAGCCGGGAAACCGCCGCCGTCTGATTGTCGACGTCGAGCATCGACCAAAGCTGCGCGAGCGCAGTGCCGGCACTTTGCGCGGCTACGCTGTCCGTTGTGAAGCCTTGCGCCCAAACCGGACGTAGAATTTCTAGGGTGCGCTCGGCGGTTGCGGCTTTTTCGCGCAATTCTTCAAGCTCATGGTTGCGCTTGCCCGCTTGCTTCAACATTGCGTCCGCCACACCATAGGCGCGCCGTGCGGCGTCTTCGTCGGGCATTTGCCCGGCAAGGTGCCCGACAACATCAATCGCTATATAATCGCGATAAGAAAGCTCTGATAGACGCATTTCGAATTCCCTACGTATCGTTGTTTCTTCGTGGTTAGAAAAGTCAGGCGGGCCGGGGTTGTGGGTGGGCGGAACCCGACCCGCCTGTTCACCGGGTGTTAGCCGGCAAATTCGATCCCCGCCTTGGCTTCAACCGCCTTGGCGAAATCCTCGCGCTTTTCGCCCGGAATGTTGCGGCTGTGAGCCACTTCACCCTGCGGCACATACTGCGCGATGATTTCCTTGATCGGCGACGGATCGCCGAGCTTCACCGCAGCCTGGTTGCACAAGGTACCAAGGTCGGCGTCGGACCACTGGCGAGCCGTGGGAGCCGAAGCCGCCGCAGCCTGGTCGACCTGATCGGACGTCGCCGCCGCAGCACGGAATGCCGCGAATTCGTCGTCTTCACCGCCAGAGGTAGCGGCCGGGGCGTCGGCCGGTGCCGGGGCAGTCTGCGAGGTCGCAGAAGCCGTACCGGTTTCCGTCGACGTGCCAGTGCCCGCGCTCTGCTCGTCGACAGGGAAACCCGGCTTTGGGTCCGGCCGGCTTACGCCAACCTTCATGCGCCATAGACCATCCTTGGTCTTGCCCTTTGTCGACGCGTGAAGATCGGCCGACCATGGGTGGCCGTGAGCGTCGACTTCGCCGCCGTCGTCAGAAGGGGATGCAGCGCTCGTCGCAGTCTCGCCAGTACCAGCCGACGCCAGGTTTGCCGGCGCAAGCGTTTCGGCGGTAGCCGAAGACTTGGCGGTGTCCTGCGATGCAGCGGCGTTTCCCGGCTTCGGTGCCGACAGCGCGCCGGCAGCAGCGCCACCGAGCAACGCGCAAACGGCGCTGAACATATTTGCCGGAATCGGCATGTGGATGAAATCGTCAGGCTTCATTTCAATTCTCCCTTTGATCCAGAACGCGGTGTATCACGTTCATTTTTTCCAGCGCCTTCACTAGAATTTTTTCGGAGATAGACCCAGGCGCAACAAAAATCTCCGCACTTACAATGTCTTTCTGCCCTAATCGATCCAATCGGGAAACGGCTTGCTCATTTTGTGCCGGCACCCAATCGGGCTCTGCTAGGTAGCACCGGGAACAAACCTCTTGCAGCCCATCCAAGCCGGTGCCCGCTGCTTGAATATTGCCGATGAAGACCCGCGTATGCGCGTTCTTCGTAAAATCGTCAACGGCATTTTGACGCGCGTTGGCGGATTTGCGCCCGTCGATGCGCGCTGTACCGAACCGGGACAATTCATTTTCGAGAATATCCAGCACTTCCAGATGCCAACCAAAGATGCACAGTTTTTCATCGCTGCCGTCGAGGAAGTCGGCGGCATACTCGGCAATCTGTGGCGCGAGCGCGATCCCCATAAGGCGCCGGACGGCCGCGATATGCCCGAGAATTTCAAAATCTTTGGTCGTCTGGATTTCTTCAATATTGAGCCCGAGCAATCCTTCCGCGTCGAGCGCGCCCCGCACGGGTCCATTTTCCTCGCAGCGCACGATGGCAAAGCGTGGTGGCTTCATGAATTTCAGCACGTCTTTCTTTTCGTGTCGGGCCATGATGTTTACGCGCAACCGATTTTGTAGCTCGTTTTCCAAACTTGTGCTTTCGAGCTTGAAACGCTTGCCCTCGATCGTTTTCATATCCGCCTGGCGATTGTAGCGTTCCTTGAATTTGTCTTCGCTGGCGAAATCGATCGCTTGCCAATCGAAAAACCGGAACAGCACGTAAGCTTCGCTCGGACGGTTCAATAGGAGCGTACCGGTCAATGCCAGATGCTCCCGACAATGCTGCGCGATCGCCGGCACCTTGATATCGCCATGCTGATATTCACCGCGAGAATTCCCAATGATCGCGCGTGTCGTCAACGCCTCGATATTCTTCATTTTGTGCGCTTCATCACAAATCAGGACGTCCCATTTGTATTTGGAAATCGCCCGGATGATCGCGGGATTTCGCGCCGCGTCATAGCTTAACACCTGGTAATGTGCAGTCGGGTGAATCCCATCTTTCACCCGCAGCATGACGGAAACTTTAAGGCCGGGAATTATCGACCATTCTTTGATCCGTTCACCCCATTGGATCCTGACTGACGCGGGGCAAATCACAAGCGTTCGGTACGCTTCCCGCTCATTGCAATAAGCGATAGCGGTTGGGGTTTTTCCCAAGCCCGGCTGATCCCCGTCAATGCCACCTTTCCGAGACAGGAGATAATCGAGCGTGGCCTTTTGAAATGCCCAAAGCTCTTTGCCAGGCGGAAGCCGCGTTGTGCCTTTCCCGTCGAGTGCGCGGGACAATTCGATTTGCTTACGATAAGCGCCGAGCAAGGGAGAATGGGATTCGGCTAGGTCGGCGAGCGAATAGGGATTGGGTGAAAATAGAATCGCGTTGTCGCGGGTAGATGCGGACGTGCTGAAGGTAAGCCCTCGATAGGCCATCAGGGGCGCGATTTCATTTTTGCGCGTGCTCGGCACATGCAGGATGAAATTCTGCCCATTTTCGGTGACGATCATAGGTCGTAGGTTTCCGGTTTCGTCAGTGCTTCAACCGAATTGTCCGGCATGATGGGAAGCGGGCCAATCCAGCCGGCAACGGGTCCGCTGATTTTCTCATGCAGATTATCGCACCACCCCGTTTCGGCAATGAAGAGCCGCACGACGGTTGGCACTTCGACACCCGGCAAATAGCAGACGTACCGCCCGGTATATTGCGGAGTGCCCCGGCAAATCTCAAAGCTCACAGGTCGTATCCTTTACAGATGCGGGAAAACTTTTTGTCCGGTGTAACGCTCCCGAGTCCGAAACGCTTGCCCATCGCGCCGCAAACCGAACATTTCATTTTGTCGTACATTCCATGCCGGTCGCTAATCGTGACAAGGTTTTGCTTTCCCCATTTGTGATGCAGGACAAAAGGTTTCGGGGCTGTTGCTTCGTTCGATATGATCCGGACTAAGCGCCGCGCTTTTTCACCCGGCCGCAATGTTTCGTTGAACCGACGAATAACTGCACCGATGATTTCTTCAGGTGGGCCAGGCGCATCAGTTTCGTGTGTTTCTTCCCATGCGTCTTTGTCGGGCGACCCGGCATGGGTAGCGGTAAATCGAATTTTCACAGGTCGTACTCCGGTGCCGGCATTTTCGGACGGGGCAAACTTTCACCCAGGCGAGCCGCCGCCATTGCCTGATCGGCAAGCCGGATGAGGATGGCTTGATGCGCTTCCGGTCCCCACTCATCGAGCATGATTGCGATTTCTTCGAGCGACCAGCCGCCGAATTGTGCCGCCGCGATGATCCTCGCTCTGTCCAATTGCTCGGCCGTGTAGCGCCGCGTGTCGCCTTCAGACCGCTCAACTGGCCCGAGTAGCCCCTTCTCTTCCCAAAAGCGGACGCCGCGCCGCGTGGTGCAGCCCGCGCGGGTCATCTCGTCAACGCTGTGCATTTTCAATCTCCTGTGAAATTGCTTCGATCGATGCGTGCTTCCAATGATTGATGCGCTCGCAAATGAAAAACTGGCGCCACGGCTCCGGAAGCCGGGGCAATAGGTGGAAATCCAATTCGCGCTCCAACCGGCGCGGGGATTTGAGCACGGCGGGCCAGTGGTTTGTGTAGCCGGTTGCGATTGCGAGCGCCGGCCACATGGGAGCCAATTCTTCGGCGGTGTAGAATGATCGCGGGCGCCACAATGGAAGCCACGCAATCACGGCCGCAGCGTTGGGATCGGTGCGGTTCATTTGCGCCCATGTTGCAACGCTGGCTTTCCAACGCTCGATGACGCCGGGATGGTTGCCCGCGCGCTTCATCTGCCGGATAATGTGCCAGGTTTCACCCTGCCAATAGGAGCCGACTTTCATAGGTCATGCTCCTGCGTCGGGATTTTCCATTGCCCTTCAGTCGGCCGCAAGAATGTGAGCCCATCATTTTTCCGCAATTGCTCACGGACCAAATGATTATCGAGCCCATGGTTGCCGGCGATTGCCTGGAAGAGCACCGCATCCGTGGTTTCGCCGCCGAGTCCGTTGAGAACCTTTGTTACCTCGCCAACGCTCGCCCATCCGTAGCGGCTGGATTGTTTCTTGGGATTTAGGTCGGCAAGCTCGGCGGTGCGCTCCAAGACGATCGATGCGCCAATTTCCTTTACCGCGAAATTGAAAGTCTCATCCTGCACGTCAGCGTCTTTTTGTTTCTTCACCTTCAATTCCGTGCCGCCTTGCTTCAACCTGGTTGAAAGCACGGTATCGACGTTCGCGTAAAATGCCGATGAGCCGCGAGCACCCTTGTCCTGATCCTTGCCGGTGTGGTGGACCGCGAGCACGAAACATTCGAAATAGCGGGCCAATTGTTCCATGAATTTCGTAACCATGCTCGCGTCTTTGGCGGAATTCTCATCGAGCCCGGTTATCAGCCGCGTCAAAGTATCGATGATGATTAGCGACGGATTGGCCTTTAGCTCGACCAAATCCTTTTTGACATTTTCCCATGCCGCGCTGTCTGTGTAGAGCGGGACTTCAGGACCGATGAAAAAGCGATGGTCATTTCGAAATTCAATTCCTTGCCATTCCATCCATGCGGGCCAGCGTTTTTTCGCAGTCGCAACCGGACCTTCGCCAGCCAGGAAAAGCACGTCATTCTTTACCGGCGGGGCGCCCCATTGACCGGGAATTCCAAATGCCAGTGACAGCGCCATATCGAGCGCGAGGAAAGATTTGTAGCTGCCGCTTTCACCGTACAGCATCCCAATGCCGTGCGCGGGGATCATGTTCGGAATTAACCACGTCGGGTCTTGTACGTTGTCGGCATAGTCATGCAGCAAGGAAATTCGATCGCGCCGCTCGGGGGGCATTGGCGGTTCGAATTCCTGCCCTTCGAAGCCGGCGAAAGCATCGGTGTTTGCCTGAAACCCTTTGACGCCGCCTTCAGTGTCTTCCCCGTACTCGGCTGCATTGCGGACGATGGTTTCTAATTCCCATTCATCCCACGGCGGCGAGCAATGCGGATTCCAGTGCTCCCACAAAAGGTCGTAAGCGAGCCCCGGGGATATCGCTTTGTCGAGGATCGACGCGGCAACCTGAAAGGCGGTGTTGTTGCCGCCGTGCCCCTGTACCGATACGCGGCCGGACGAAACATAATTACGCAACAGGTCGAGCGCCCATTGGACGTTGCGCGGCTTGTCGCCTTCCGGGTTTTTGTCGAGTCCTAGCGTGTCGGTTTTCTTGCGCTCGGGGATGATCTTCGAGATTGCTTCGGGCAACTCATAAAACCCGCCACCGGGTAGCGCGCTATAGGCGCCGGCCGGCGTCTTCGAGCCTGGCAACAGCACATAGCCGCCCGACACAATCTTGCCGTCGCGATGAATGCCGCCACGGGTGTCGATCCCGTCCGCGATCCGCGAAGCTGTGCTCGGACCCTCACCCTTGAAATAGACGTGCAAGCCGCCGCGCGGCGTCCGAACCTGAAAGGCGCGCTCGACGGCGCTGCGGATGGTCGAGTCGCGTTCGAGAAGCTTGCCCCACCAATCGAGCCCGTTGGGGTCGACGTCGATAACGAACAGCCCTGAAGGGCCGGTTGCGACCGCCCAATTGAAGTCCGGATTTATCTGTTTCCACTCGGCAACCTGGGTCGGGTCATTGCTGGCAATATGCCAGCCTTCCTTCGTTGCCGGTTCCTTGCCATTGGGAACGCACGGGAAGACCTTGCAGCCTTGGAAAAAGTCGGGTAAATCCCGCAATCACTTGCTCCCCATGAGGCAAGACCCTACGAACGGCGCTGCGATGACCCATGAAGTCGCGGCGCCGTTTTTGTATTGTTACGTTGCGGAACGCTCTTTGAACGCCTCACCCCGAACCGGTAGCATTAACCCACGATATGCCCTCATGGCAAGGCTGTTCCTCTAGCCCCGCGCCGAAGCGCCGGGTTGATGATTTCATGAGCGCCCCGGCCAGCGGAACGCATCTGATGGTAAGGTGGAATCGGTAAGATGCCTTTTACCCGCAGCGCGGTTTTGTAACTGTGCCGTTCCATTTTCCCTACTCCTATGCTGACGCAACGTAAGCATTGCGCTCGATCCGATTTCCCACTTGCTGCAAATGCTTTCGCACCTGTTCGCGCCAATGCCGCCGACCCTGCGTTTTAGGGTGCCGTGCAAAATGCCTGTACGCATCCGACACACTCACCGGGCCATGACTGCCGGCGAGGAAATCCCGCATGGCTTCCGCCCAAGAGCATTGCGCATCGAGCCCGGCAACCGCGATGAATCGAGCGAACCGTAACGGGACAAGGGCGCCATCCAGGTTGCTCGCTGCAAGCCGGTCTAAGTCATCCTGCCCATAGGCGCAAAGCACGCTAGGAGCGCCGCCATTATGCTTCGCCCGCGTGCCGTCCGCATGATGAAAGAAGAGCCGGCCGCGCAGGAATAGCAAACCGGTTGCGCGCTCCCATACGTAATTATGGAAAACGTCGGTTTCCGTCCGGGCAAACATCAAAGCGGTGCCGTGATTATGCGCGACCATTTTGCGAAGCCAGCTAGTCGGATCATCGTAGGGAAAATTCAACCATACGCGGCCGTGCCAATTGATCGCGAGCCCGTCCGCATCGCTTTCCGCATTGTGCTCCCATGCGGTGAACCACGGTCGCGGTGCTGGCGCTGCGCAAGGGTCCAAGTCGAAACTTTGCCAGCCGCCTAGCGCGTCGATGATCGGCTGCGGTGTGAGCCAGGTTGTCGAGATTGCCGCCGCGCTTTGATGCCCACCCATGCTCATTTTAGTATTTCCGAAAGTGGATCGATCACAATTATTCGCGTATTGCGCGGAACGCCTATCCGGATAAGCCGGCTTGGTTGTTGCTGTATAGCATCCATAGCCTCGCGCTGATGGTCGAATAATTTAAGCTCGACCTTACGATAATAGCGCCACGCACCGCCGCGCGACTGAAGCCGAAAAAGCTCCGGATTGTCGAAACCGCCTTGCGCGTGAAATTCGACTTTCGTTATCCGCTCTTTCCGTTCCTTCTGCATTGCGTTCGTTTCCTTTGGACAGGCCGGGCCATCGCAGCACGCGCCGGCCGGGTTGGGAGCGTCACACACCGCGCAGCGCGCCGGCTCGGGATCGCGATCGCGGTTCATCCTCACAGGTCATACTCCAAAGGCGGGGCGGCTGGCACGCGTTCCTGAAGCTCTTTAATCAGGTCCGGAATTCCCGCGTCACCCATATCCTCTTCACTGAAGCACGCGCGGATTTCGTCTAGCTCGGCTGAACGATCCCCAAGCCATTCGAGCGCCCTTTCCGGCTTATTCTTCAGCCCGTCCGGTGCGTAATGATCCAGGCCATCGCATAGCGTGGCGTATGGCTCCACAACTTCCTCTTCCAAAGCGACAAGCGCTAGGATTTCGTCGGCGAATTCGCAGCCCTGCAAGCGCAAGCCTTCTGCGAATTCCTGAAGGTTAAGCGGCTTCACCGTTCATAATCCGGAACAACGCGCGGCCCGTCTTCCTCGCCTAGCGACCATGCCGATTGCCACGGGATATTGCGAAAGGCGAAGCTTTCACAATAGCGCGAAACTACCCGGTAAACCGGCACCCAATTTTGACCGTTCGCGAGCGGATCAAAGCGGATAAGATCGAAGCGCATGGCGTCATGAATTATCCGCTCCTGCTCTGGCGTCCACCGCTTTGCATAACGTCGGTTGCGCAACACCTTCAAGCCGCCTTCGTGAAGCTCGCCCGTCGCGGTCGGATGATGCTTTGCAATCAAGTGTTCCGCAGCATTGATTTCCCCGACGGTGACGCGTGGCGCCGTTTGACCTACGCTGTAGCCCCGGGACTTGCGATCCCATGCGTTGAGCGCTTTGCGAATCCCGATGATATTGCTTCGCGTGATTTTGCCGGACGTGATAGCGTCCAAATGCTTTTGAAACGTGCCCATTATTCAGCGCTCCAATTAATGCCATCTGCTCGCAAATGCTCGGCCAGGGTCGCAAGCTGCCACGGCTCGACAATGTAGCCGACGCGATCACATAGCGGCCGAAGCTCTGTCGGCTCTTCCTCGAAAAACCCATGAAGGGACGATTCCCCGCAGTCGGTTAGCGGGCACGCCCATGCGCCACCCATCGGCGCTCGGATGATTTCAACGTCGGCGCTCACGCTGCGATCCTTTCCATTTCAAGTGCGAAGCCGCCCCACTGTTCGGCCATGGCGCGTGCCACGCTCGGAAAGAAGCGCGAGCGTTCCTTGCTGCGATCGGCGCCGGGGCTCATGCTGTGCACGCGATTATCGGGACGCCCGGAAAGCCCTAGCGCGGCTGCGCATTCCTCTTCGCTCGAATAGAGCCCTTTGAGTGCCGGCAACCCGCGAAGCCACAAGCAAGTGCGCTTGCGTTCGAAATCCCCGAATTGCCACGGCTGAATTGATTGCGTGAATTCCTGATAATTCTGGATGCGCGCCTTTGCGTGTTTGTGCATCACGGGATTTTCCACCGCCACGCGCTTAACCGGCGCATTCCACAAATCGGAAAACAGCGCAGCGCCAGCGGTAAGCTTTAGTTGCATCATCGCGCGCTTGGCGTCCAAATCCATTAGCGGCCACGCGGCGCGCTCTTCGTCGGTGAAATCCTCGCCAAGATTTTTCATTGCGCTAGGATCATCGATCCAGCGGACGCCCGAGTTGCAGAGCCGCGTGCAAGGCGGATGCGCAACAATAAGCAAATCCCAACCCCATGTAACGACGTCGCGAGCATCGCCGATTATGTGCCGGTTGCTGCCGTCTTCAGCGCGGCGCAAATCGCATGACCATACATCATGCCCGAGCTTGTCAAATTCGCGCCGGACAGTGCCAGTAAACTCGCAAGCGATGAGGACGCGAAGCGGGGCGCTCACAGAATTTCGCCTTTTGCGGCGGTTGCGTTGATTTCGCGGGCACGGCGGATAAGACCGTCCATTGCCAAATCATTTTCGAGATTGAGCCCTTCGGCTTCAGTTGTCAGCTTCATCTTGGCAATTTGATGAACCAAAGCACCGCGCAATTTGCTGCGCATCACAGCGCCATCAAGTGAGATTTTCTTATCGGCCATTTTGTCGCTCCATTGAAAGCGTTTCATCAGGTGCAAGCGGGAAACCGAACGCTCCGGGCTCGCTCCAATCCAGCAAAGAGGCAATTTTGCCGATTGCTAGCTAGAGGCTTCAGGCTTTCGATTGCCCGCTTGCTGATATGTAACGTAACGTCACCCACCTAAAGGTCAAGCGCTAATTTTTGATAGACTGTCTTATTTCGGGACACTGATTTTTCCCTACGGTGCCAGCCGGCAAATGATGGAACGTCGCGGCAATTCATCAATGCGCGATGCAAGCGAGGGAATTCATGCCGTCGCATATTTTCCGGGACGCCAAGCAATAGCCGCGTGGCGATGTAGGAATGCCCGACCGGTTTTTCCGGAATGATCGTCTTTGCCCATGCAACAAGTGCCTCGACCGCTTCCGGTTGCTTTTCAAACGCATCCAGAATTAGCGCCGTGACCTCGCGCGGCGCAACCTGGCCGGCAACGTCATCGAGCGCGCTTAGCTGCTCTTTGGCCTTGCTCGCGTATTTGCCAAGCTCCAAGAGCCCTGCCGGGTTTTCGATCAGATAAACGAGTTGCGCCACCGAAAGCTTATTGCTTAGGCGAATTGTTTCCCGGATCCCGTCAAGCTCTGTTGCGCTTCCGTCATGCCGCAACACGCCAAGCTTATCCAGCAAGCGCAATTTAGGAATGGAGATTTTCGCCTTTTCGGAAATCTCGAAAATGTTCATCGTTCGCCCTTTAATCGGTTGTCCAACAAATCATTGCACGCGGCTTGGTGCATCAATGCTTGGCCGAGTTTCCCGCACGCTTCGGAATAGGTTAAATCCGCATGAATTTCCTTTCCGTAGCGTACTGCGAAATTATCCCGACCGCGTTGCTGAAGCGTGACCATATCGAATTTTAAGCAAAGTTTATGGCGCGGCTCTGGCGCCGCGTATATCATCGAGTCTGCAAAATAATATCGCATTTAACGCGCTCCTACGTCTAGTGTGGTTTCGCGGATCATTTGCGCTGCCCGCTTCCACGTTTGACTCTCGCGCTCGGCTAGCAGCTTGTCGCGCTTCGTTTTGTGCAGCCTATCGGAAAAGGCGCTCGCCTGCCATGCGCAATGATCGAAGCTCGCTGCGATATCTTCTAGGCTCTTGGCGGTGTAGGGCATTAGTCCGACTCCGCTTTGATTTCATACGTGAACGGAAAATCAGCGAAGGGGAAAGCTTGCACAAACTCCGCTGATAGCGGCTTGCGCCATCCGAACGAAAACTTGCCCGTGTGAGGATAGTAGATCACATTAGCAGTGTTAAATCCGCGATCCATAAGCCATAAAAAGCCATTTCGCTTAACGGTCGCGTTTTTGATTGTGCTGTCATACTCGGCGATAATGCGCGCTCGCTCCGCTGCAATACGCTTTTTCCCTCGCTCCGTATTCCCGTAAATTTGCGCTTCTGTATAGCGCTGCATAAGGTCGGCGCGTTCTTTGTCGGAAAGGGGCGCACGGGTCGCGTGTGGCTTGTCTTCGCTAATCGCCCGAAGCCGCAATAGGCGCAAATCTTCGGGTTTCAAATATTCCGAATCTAGGCAACGGTCACAGAATTTAGGCGCGTCTTTTTTAGGATACTGCGCACCACAATATCCGCACCCGAGAGTCCCGCTTCGAAGCTCTCGCATTTCGGCGCTTATGTCGAGATAATGCCCTCGGCGAATATTGAGCGGCGCCCAATTGTTGCCCTGCATCCGCGCGGCGCCTGAAATCCGTGCAGTTTCCACCCAATCGAAAACGCGCAACCCTTTGTCGCTTATCCCGTCGATCGGTGCTGTATTCCACTGGTTTTCGAATAGGTGCGCAGTTTCAAGCTCGATGGTTTCCCCATCTAGCTCGCTGGCATGATCGCTGTAATTGCTGGCCGCATCCATACAATTGCTTGGCGTCCCGGAAAATATGCGACGTCCGCGACCGGGAGTTGCCAGAAGCTCCGCACGGAGTTTCGCATACGCGGCCGCATCTTCGGGATTGTCAGTATCGAAACGATAAAAATGAATTGTCGTTTTCATGCCCTGGACTCCTGTGGCGTTGCCGGCAAAGACGGTCATTAGAATCGTTCCCCATAAACTGCGACTTGCATCGCGCGGAAAAGATTAAACACAGCGAGCCCGGCAGCGGCGAGTAATGCGAGATGCAAGCCCATGTAGCCGTCAGTTAGTGCTGCGCCATTTTCGTCGCGCTGGATCAGGATAAACCCGAAAACAAACAGCGCGGAAAATGCGTTGACAATGTGCGCCCAAAATTTGCTCATGAAAAATACTCCCCTAGCACCATATCGGCAATCGTGCCGCGCTTGGCGTCTGTGACGTCTTTAGAGACTTCATCCAGCGCGGCGATATTCTCGCGCATCGCGCTTTCATCATCTCCCGGCTGGATATAGATTTGTTGCCCATTAGGCGCGCGGACGATCATCCCAACCCGTAACAGTTGGAAGGAATAGTCACCACCGATAGGCTCAAAATCCGCGCGGCTCATTCCGCTGACTCACGCTCAAATGATTCATGGGTCATTCCAATGACGTCGAGCACGTCACCGCCACCCTCTGCGATCCGCAAGCGCTGCGAATAATTGTCTTCGCCATCGCGCGGCATCCGGAATGCATGAGAATAAAATTCGTCGGAGTCACAATCCATTCGCTGCCGCTCCCATTCGGCGCAAGCTCCCGCGATGATTTCGCGCATCTCGCTTTCGTTTTCCGCCGAGTGATATTCTTGCGAATTCGGCATAAAATCCGCGTCACCGATTGCGATGCAAAAATAATGGGTCATGGCTTTAGCTCCGTTGAAAGCTGGAAACTATGGAAACTGTATATCCGGTCATATCCGGGATTGTCAAATTCTTTTTTCATCCCACTATGAAACAGGCAAATTCGGCTGAAACACTCGGGAACTGTGGAAACGTCAAATTCATTCATTCCCTAGAGCACTGCGGAAACTATCAGCCTAAAGCGCGGACACGCGAATCATGTTCGCCCTACAAGATCGCTCACGCTGCGCTGCGCTCCTATCGTCGCTACGCTCCGCCTTTCGCTTAATCGAGACACTAAAAAATAATCGAGCATTCGAAAATTCTTCAATGTCAAAATTCGGCCTGGCTGATTCCCGTTACTGCGTGGCCTTAATGATATTCACCCGCGCCCGGATTATCGGACCAGCCGAACGATCGGTGATGAATTCTCATATGCCGGTGGATAATTGCGGCGATCGATGATCGGGAGATGACAGCGAGCCGCGCAGCACCATCTGCGCACCATCGCCTTATTGCGAGCGATCCGGGATTGCTGCCCGTATTCGATCCAGTCTGCGAGCTGTGTCATTTGAATTCCTTTCGATCCTCGTGATAGCAGCGCAATCCTTACCAATTCCTTAAAGCCCGTTCAATAAATATAACGTAACGTAACGACATTCGGGCGCGATCGATCAACCAAACGTTACGATCTTCTTAATGATATTACTTAACGTCATATTAATTATGAAATAGGGGTGGGTGTCCGGTACCTGTGAAGAATTCTTGCCCATAGGGGGGCGCCCTTCTTTTCGTGGGCAGGGATGCCGGGCCGGGTGGATGCGCGAGATATATACCAAATTCCCCGACCCTCACCTTACGTAACATATCTCCAATCATTGACATTCCTCGCAACGAAGCGCACATCCTCACGCCTCGCCTGGGGATATATGGAGCATTTTCATGGATCAGAATGATTTCAAGCAATTCCGTCGCTCACAAATCGCCGAGCTTCGCCCTTATGTACCAGGCGAGGATATGAAGGGTATCGCAATCAGTATGCCGGACGTCGGCGCCGGTTCGCCCAAAACCGGGGATATGATCGCGCGCAATCCAAAAAACCATAATGACAAATGGTTGGTTGCCGAAAAATATTTCAACGACAATTTCGAACCGTTGCCGGAAGATGGAGCCCCATTCGATTTCGAGAATGGCATTCCAACCCCGCACAAGGAAACGTTGAGCCGGGTTTCGTCCATCGCTGCGCATTACCTGAAGCAAAACACCCGAGAGATTGAAATTCTCATCGAAACCAACCAAGCGGGTGTCATCGAAGATATTCGGACGCTCGCAGCGTCTTGCTTGTCCCAGGATGAAACATCGGGACAGGAAAAACCGACCGGGGATTTCTTTTCCCGCCTGAAAGCCGAGCGCGCAGACCTTTCGGGAAAACTCGATGGGCTCTCCCGGTTTCTTCGGTGCGGACCCGGCAAAGGCATGGACCGTCACCACTGGCTGATGCTCGAACGGCAGGGCCAAATAATGTCCGAATATCTCGCGGTGCTTGATGAGCGTATCGCAGACCTTCAAATTTCGCAGCGCTCGTCAACGGAGAACGATCATGCCAAATGACGCCGGTATCCACCCTGCACCGGAAGAATTTTCAACATCGGAAATTGCGCTCGACCCGATCCTGCACTTCTTCCACTACGCGCACCTTCCACCAAAACTTCAGAGCACGTCGCGAGCATTCTTCCTGCTGGCCTCGCACGTCGTCAAAACGGTACCCCGCAATGCCGAGCGAACGGTAGCCCTGCGCAAGCTTCTCGAAGCCAAGGATGCTGCGGTTCGGGCGAACCTGTCGACGCCCAAATCTGCTTCGCCGCCGACCGATCCCGAGCTTGGCGAACCGGTACCAACGGGCGGGCATGATATCGACCGCGACGGACCCGTTTCATTTGGCGGTTGACACCCGGCAATTATCCGGTAATTACCCTTACTCTCGCGGACAGCAACCGCGAACCTCGTTTCTTCCAGAGGCTCGGTGAACCAAACAATGAAAGGCTTCGGGCTCCCCTACGGGTCCGGAGCCTTTCTCTTTTCACCGGAACCATATTGCTCGATCGCGGTTTTCGCCGATACCCGGTAGGCGGGAATGCCGGTCCTTTTTCGTCATGGAAGGATCGACTTATGGAAAGCAAAAATACCAGCAAGGCTACGGGGCGCCACGCCTCGCAGTCGACTTCGGCTGGCGGACGTCACGGATCCCAGGCCAAGACGTCGGCCGAGCGCAGCGACAATACCCCGTCCGGGCTCAACGAGAACACCGGGGAATTCCGCGTTGGCGAGGATATCATCTTTGGGATGCGCAACGGCAACGTGCTCATCCGCCGCTCGCCCCAGGGTGAGGAAGTCGAAGTCGGGGAAGCGACCCTGGCCGGCCTCATGATCGACGCCTTCTTCACCGACAAATTCGGCGAGGATTACAAGCCCGTGGTATCGCCGCGATGACCGGCGCAATCCCCCTCGCGCTGCTCGTCATCGATACGATCCTGCTCGTTCTCATTCTCCTGCGGCGTTAATCATCGGGCGCCGTCGTTGGGGCTCCTGTCTCATTCCGGGATGGGAGCCCCTTTCTTTTGATATCTTGACGCCCATAACGCATCGCTCCATAAGGACCACGGCTAGGGGCCGAACGTAGGAGCATTTACATGGACAGGGATCAGCCGACGCTCACCGAGCGCGTGGAACGACTTGAGCGTGATTTTTATGCCGGCGGCGAACCCGTGCGACATTCCGGGTGCGAAGACGTCATTTCCGGGCAGCGCAGCATCCACGAAGATTTCCCTGCGGGTGGCGTCGAAGGGCGATCCGCGCCTAAGTCCATATCAAAAACCGAAATGGCAACGGCACTCCAAGAAATCATGGATCGGATTGTCAGGAGCACCGGCCGCGTCAGCGAAAGTGCTAGCAGGATCGAAGAAATCGGCGACCGGATATTCGGGGCGCTGCCACAACAGGGTAGCACCGGGGACAAGGAACGTGATCCGGAAGGCATGTTCGAGCATACCCTTCATGTACTCGACAGGCTCGACCACAGCCTTGAATGGCTGCAACGCGTTACCACCCGGATCGAGCGCGTCTAAATGCCCGCGACGTCACCCGTTGATATGCTGCACAAATGCCGGGGCCACCTGTCCCAGGAAGCCGAGCAATACCGGCAATGTGCCAGCGGCGCGCCAACGGTCGGAGCGAAGCAAGCGGCCATCGAGCAAGCGGACAAATGGGAAAAGCTCATATCCGAAATCGATGCAACATTGAGGGATTGGGGATGACCGTCGAGACACCGCGCATGGCTTCCCTGCGGGCGAAGCTGAAGGCACGCGAAGGCAAGAAAGAATTCGAGAAAAACTGTGAAGCGCTTCGCGAAGAAATCGCTCGCCTTGAACGCTGCCAGAATTTAGACCTGTGAAACTTCCACGCATCCGCGCGCTCGATCTTCGGCCGCTCGAAATTCAGGTCGCAGAACACAACGCGCGCCCTGGCGCTTTACAAATCGGCATTTGGCACCGAAAGAGTTTCGAAGAGTCAATGCGCGGACGTGTAATATTATGAACCATGATACTTTATCACGTAACGTCACCTTCGACTTTCTCGTAAGCTTGCGGAAGGTCGACAAGCGTGGGCTCACGGTTCGCGACATTCTGATTTTGTACGTCGTCATCACGACGCCCGGTATCTCCGGGGTTGAAGTCACAGCGAAGCTCGGGATCAAAGACCGCTCGGCGATTGCCAGCAACCTTCGCCGGTTGGAACGGGAAAGCTATATCGAAGACCGCCGCGAGGAACAGCGCAAGGCTGTGCCGGCCGTGCTCCACGTTCTGCCCAAGGGGCTCGAATTTTGGGATGAAATCAAACCGTGAATGACTTTAGTGAGCCGTGCTTTCGCTGTGGCGTCCGTCCAGATATCGATTGCAAGCATCGGCCCGGGGTAGGACCGCCGCGCGCACCCCAAGAGGAAGTGAAAATTCGAGCCGCCCGGCATACGGCGGCTCATTGGAAATTAGCTAAAGGCTATCGGCTGCCAAAACGGGAGAACGAAGATGGACAAGTGGGATGAAACTGTTGACCGCATCAAGCAAGCGGTCCTGGCCGAAGAGCCGGAAGCCGCGCTCGCGGGAGCGCTTCAGCTTTTCGCTGACTTCGGCCGACAGGTCGAATTGATTTCCGCTGATATGGACCGGATCGCAACCGCGCTCGAAGCCAAGTCGGTCGACGTTTCCCAGGTACCCGAGAAGCCGGTTCACGACCTGTAAAACCGGACTTGCCGAAGATTAGGAATAGGGTACACTTGGCGGGATCATGACTGAAATCAACATCGCCAATTTACCCGCGACCCGCACGGATCCGATTCAACCGACGCGTGATGTTGCCAAGCTGCCGATGATTTCGGCCGAGCAGTACCAGCATATCGGCCGTTTTGCCGGCGCGTTGGTTTTGTCGACGTTCGAGATGATCGGCGGCCTTCCCAGGATGGCAACGTGGGCGGATGATAACCCGACCGATTTCTACACGAAACTCTTTCCAAAGATGATTTCGCGGAGCCAGCAAGTCGACGTAAGCGGGACGTTGACGATCGATGATGCAATCACGCGCCTAGAGCGCATGGAAGCGCCACCGGTCGACGGGGTT